AGTCCCCTCCAGAATAAAGGCTATACCGAATGTTACAGAATTAAAGCCATCTAAATCGTAGCTCAAGCAGATTCTCACACCTGCTGTTTTTTGGAAAGGCTATACCCGTTACTGTGAATATCGAGCAAAAGGATATGTCATTGAATCCTTCTATTCCAAACGATTTATTATCACCTATATGACTACGCCAATCTTCAAAGAAAAAAAAGTTGAATTGGCGAAATCACCGAACCGTAAATACTTCTCAAATGTACCTTCTAAAAGAATACCCACTTTTTTATGTTTTAGAAATACTGCTCCAACTCCAAGCCCAAGTGATGGAAAGTACGTTGTTGATCTGGTAGTAGTTGTAGTTCCATCATCTTCATACTTGATATCCTTAGCAAACCCAAAACCATTAGTGTATACTACCTTTATATAACTATCTGTTTTTTTGGGGGCTTTAACCAAGTGATAATTTGCCTGTAGCGGAATGCGTAATATCGATTCAGCCGCTCGGTAAGAACGATTATATTCTATCATCGTTTCAATATAATATGTGGGTACTTCTTCAGTTACTCTGAAATAACCTAAACCTGATGAAAACGATATTACCTCAAATGGCTTATAGTGTACATTGGCTTCAAAATTTGCGTAAATCGGGAGCCAACCAAATTCTCCATCACTTATAAATAGCGATGGAGGAAGATAGGAGAATGAATAAGAAATATCCCTTGGTTTATCGTCTTGTCCGAATAAACCAATTGAAAGCATTGTTAATGCAATGACGGTTAAAAGATTTCGTGTGGTTCTCATAATTGTTGGGTTAATAAGTCGGAACAGTCCGAACATATTTTACAGCGCAATAAGTATGCCACCTTGAAAATTTCTATTAAATAGCGCAGGAAATTCGTACATATGAGTGTTACCATCAGTATGAGTCCTTCCTTAACCCAGACTTAACACTTCATTGGGTGATCTCGTATTTGAAAAGGCTATTCCGGTTACTGTGGATATATAAAATAAAATACCCACAATGACTGAGTTAACAAAATTCCAAAACTATGCTGATGAAATAGTTAAGTCGCTGGAAGAATACGACAATTACAAACCATATGATGATATACTGATTAAAAAGCTTGAGTTGCTCTTCAATGGTATGCAAGAAGTATCTGCAATCCTGGAAAAAGATGGAGTCACAGTAAATCAAACCAGGAACAAAGACAAGCTCCCTTATCCCACCAGACACGTACTCTACAATACGTTTGTAGATCTTTTGAAAATGTATACAAAGGTTCTTAATGACCTTGCCTTAACCCCAGCTGATAGAAGAAGAAATAAGATTGAAGCTAAGAGAGTTGCATCTAAACTATCTCAAATCAAGGGTGCACGAGATGAGTAGGCAGAAGCTAGAGCCATATGATTATATACAACAAGCTAGAAGTGCCCTTGATGATTGGATAGAAGGTATACAAAGTGGAGAAATAACGGCCTGTGAGCGCATCAAACAAGCATTTGACAGGTGGTCGCAAGATAGAAGCAGCGATGAATTTGAAGTGAAATGGGATAAAGTGGATGAAGTCATTGCATTCTTTTCATTATTCAATATCAAGCCAGGTATTCAACTGGTATTACACCCATATGAGACCTTCATTATTGCTAATATTTATGGACTCTATTATAAAGATAAGTTGTACAATGAAATACTTGAAGATTATGTGGATAAGAGGAAATATGAAACCGCCCTATTGTTCATTGGAAAGAAAAATGCAAAGACCACTTTTGTAGTTATCCTATCTGCTTTTGAATTGCTTCTTGGAATGGAAGATGATCCACACGCAATGATGGTGGCATCTGATAAGACCCAAGCTGGATTAGGAGTAAATGAATTAAGAAGATTAGTAAGCTACTCACCTGATATTGCTGAACACATAAGGATTTTGGGCGGCGATGACCTTGGAAACCTGGTTACAATTAGAAAGGAAAGTGACTTATATAGAATCGGGCAAACGAAAGTCTATGCCAGTAATCGTATTGACACCTTGGATGGTCCCAACCCATCGGCAATCATATTCGATGAAGTTCATACTTACAAAAATTATGAGCTTATAAACATTCTGACTGATGGTAACATCAATAGAACAAACCCATTAACCTTTTTTACATCCACAGCAGGATATGTTCTTAAGGGTCCATTGAAGGATTACATCGATTTAGCGAAGAGAATACTAGATCCGGCAATTGATTTTGATGATCCCAAGTTTTTTGCTCTCCTATTCGAACTCGATAAGGAAGATGACCCAAATGATGAAAGTGTTTGGATAAAAGCAAATCCAACATTAGGCAGTATTAAACCATTATCAAGATTAAGAGAGAAATACCAAGAAGCAAGAATGCTACCATCTAAATGGCCTGCATTCCTTACAAAACATCTCAATATCTTCCAGAAAGCTTCAGGAGCCTGGATCGATGCAGCAACTATTGCTAAAGTCATTAAGAAATTAGACATAAATGGCTTCAAAGACTGCCCTTGTTGGGCTGGTATGGACCTTTCTGCAACCAGAGATATGTCAGCACTGACTCTGGTCTTCAAAAAGGATGGCAAGTATTACGTCTTTACATACCTCTGGATAGCAAATAACCAACAAGCCATAATGAGAAAAGGTGGAATTGACCTGACAGATTGGATTAAGGCAGGGTACATCATTAAAAGCGACCTCGATACAATTGATTATGATGTCATCATCGACAAAATAGTTGGGATAAAGAAAGACTTTGACTTAAGAGAATTAACCTCTGATCCCAACTTCCTGTATCCCATAAATACAAGATTGAAGAAGAAGGGAGTTAAGCAAGTCACAGCTTTCAGACAAACAAAACCAAATTTTACACCACCCATTCAGGAACTAGAGAAAGCTATCTATGATGGTAACATAATCATAGACGAGAATCCTTGTTTGGAGTGGATGTTTCAAAATATAGTGATAGCAAGAGATAGTAATGACAATGTGAAATTTGAGAAGAACAAAGACAAAGATGCCATTGATGGATGTATCTCATTAGCTGAAGCAATTGGTGCCTGTATGAAGGACAGAAGCGCAGGTAAGAAAGCCGTAGTTGATATGTGGAAAAAGTTAAATCAATGAGATATATAAATAAAATAAGATACAGTAATGAAAGTATTCAACTATGATATAAATGTCAATAAAAGAAGTTCAAGTCCTCAAATTGTCAGGGGCACTGCTGAGCAATATATCAACAACTTTGAGGATTTTTCAGCATCGAATACCTTTAATAGAAACCACCCAGAAATCATATCCACAATACAGACCTGCGTTCAGTTTTTATCAAATGGTATGCAAGCATTTCCAGTCGATTTTTTTAGAATGGAAGGCAATGAAAATATCAAGGTGAATGATGATCCTAGATGGATGCTTTTGAATGATGAGGTGAATGATTGGATGAATTCTAAAGAATTCTTCAGAGTGAACAAAGGAGCAGAGTGTTATGCAGGAAACGCATTCTCATATATAAAAAAGGATTTTGGTAAACCGGTTGAATTAGAATTCATCCCAAACAAAGATTTTCAAGGGTATCAGATTAAGAACGGTATGCTATTCTATTTCTTTAAGGGATGGAACAAAGGCAATGGAATTTACTCAAAGGATATTCTTCACTTCAAGAATCTTAGTAAAGGTGTAGGTGCACTCGGAATAGACCCCATTACATCGCTTGTGCTTCATTTATCTACAAATGAAAAGGGTCTCAAGACAATGGAAAAGTTTCTGTCCAATTATGCAATGGCAGGAAAAATAGTTGAAATGGCTTCTCCTGAAACATTTGAAGGTGAAGATTTAGAAGAACTTTTGAAACAATGGGAAAAGAGTATACAAGGTTATCAGAATGCTGGTAAGATTTGGGTTGCTCCTCCATATTCAACCATTAAGAATAATAAAATTGATCTTAAATCAGTAGAGCTTCTTAGCACGTTGAAATTTAATGCAGAAATGATAGCTGCATTATATGGAGTTCCACCTTATATAGCCGGTTTATATGAAAGCTCGAAGGTCTCTACTGTAAAAGACCTGCAAATGATATACAAAGTATTCAATCTTAACCCATCCATTAAAGGCTGGGAAGCAGAACTTAAGAACAAACTGCTTCTACCCAGTGAAAGGAAAGCAGGAATGACTATCAAATTTGATTTAGAAGCCATCCTTGAAGCTGATTTTGATTCTAAACTTGCTGGCCTTGAAGCCGGAATTAAAAATGGTTATTTGACTCCGAACGATGCTGCAAGAAAACAAGGACTTCCTACATACGAAGGAGGTGATACATATTATGTGAGTAATAACCATATGATGGTCACTGCACTTGAAGAAAAAAGAGTTACTGAAATTGAAAAACTTAAAGCAGAAATAGAAAAAATCAAGGCTGAAACAGAGAAGATAAATAAATCTTTTTAAGCGAGATATATAAAATAAAATAACACCCTTAATATGAATTACGAGGTTAGAACATTTGATGTTGAAGTAAGAGCTACTAAAGACGAAGAAACAGGAAATAGATACTTAGAAGGTAGACCAATTGTCTATAACAAAGAAAGTAGAATCCTGGTTGATTGGGATATGGACGGTCTAAAGGAATTTAGAGAAATGATATTACCAGGAGCCTTAACTAAAGCCCTTCAGAGGGAAGACACAAATGTGAAAGCAACCTGGATGCACGAAAGAGGTAAACTATTAGGAACCTCTAAAAGTGGAACCCTTCAATTATCTGAAGATGAAGAAGGTGTTAAACAAAGATTATTAGTCCCTAATACTGCATTAGGAGATGAAATGTATGAGTTAGTTGGCAGAGGAGATATTACTCAAATGTCATTCAAATTCGCATTAGGAAGTGGTCAAGATGATGTTGAATGGAAGGAAAGCACTGATGGTATCCCCCTCAGAGTCATACCAGAGATTGAATATTTTTTAGATACAGCCTATGTCGATGAAGGAGCTTATTCTGATACTGAAGCAAGTCGAAGAAACTTGGAAGTTGCAGAGAGAAGCTACAAAGAGTTTGTTGAATCCAGAAAGGAAGAAGAACCGGAGGAAGAAATAAACAATGAATATGTATTTGAGAAAGAAGCTCGACAACGAGAACTCGACATACTAAATATTGAAATAAAATAAGTGAAAATATAATGAAAACAAATATTGACGAATTAAAAAATGAAATGAGAACATTTGTTGAGTCTATGACTAAACTTAATGACGGTGCAAAAACCGAGAAAAGAACCCTTACTGAAGATGAAAATACCGAGTATGAGGAAATGAGAACTAAAGTTGAAAACCTTAAAGGTGAGATCAAGAGAAACGAAGAACTTAT